TCAAAAGTCTTTTGACCTAGAAACTTTGCTAGTTCTCCGTATAGCTTAATTTTACGCAGCATAACGAATCCTCTTACCTGTACATTTTAGCAACCATTCATCTAATAAATCACGACTTGATAATCTATTTTGCAAATGATGTAAAACGGTTTGTTCTCCTAAGTAAACACCAATATGGTTTAATCCGCTACTACTAATTGACATTAATAATAAATCTCCTTTTTCTAAATCTTCTTCCTGTGTTAACTCTCTAAATCCTGTTTTTGCAAAACAATTTGCAAACATTGGATTTTTTATAAAATTTTCTGGATCATTCGGTCTGATCCAATCTATTAACTCTATACCTAATTCTTCTTTATACCAATCTCTACATAAACTCCAACAATCAGTCACACCCCAAACCCATTGCCTACCAATCAAAGGAGCTTTATAACCACAAGGCTCGCAATAAGTCCATTCCTTTAAATTAGGTTGGATTATCCACCACTTAATGCCAGATTTTTCACAAGCAACTTTATCTGCTTCACTAGGTTGTGGACTTGTAACAGGATGACTATGAACAACAGCAGTTATTTCTCCTTTATCTTCAGCATTTGCCCAATCATTAGGATCTAAAATAAATTGATCTTCAGGATCTACAGCTAAATTATTGCAAGGAATATAATTTTCTTTACCTTTAATGACAACTAAAAGACCACAAGATTCTCTTGGGTCTTCTTTTATTGCGTGTTCTAGTGCTTTATCTTTCCACATTATGAGAAAAACGATCCAACGCCAGGGAAATCTTCTGGTAAGACTTGACGTTTTGGTAGACGTACACCATCAAGATCAAAATTAGCACTTAGTTCAAATTCAACAACCTGTCTATTTTCAATAGTTTTTCTGTCAATATAATAAATTTCTTTAGGAAAAAGAGCACTTGCATCTGGTGTGCCATGTGGATTTTCAATTTCTTCTAATTTTATTACCGAATCATCTTCTTGTAACATCACATTATCTATTCCATCTTCTAGTAAGAAATGCCCTGGATCAAAATTTGTATTATCAATATATCTTTCAAGTGTTCTAAGTCTTGTTACTTTTGCACCTTCTAACCCTTGAGGCAATGTCAACATTAAAGTAGTAAATGTTCCCAAAATATTAGATATTTGTAATTTAGGTCTTGGAAGTTGTTTTGATGTAAATTTAAATCCAGACGCATCTATAGGCATCTTTATATATTGAATACTATCAAAAACAATATCTAAATTTTCATTTTCACTTACACCGTTATGCCAATAATATTTTGTATTTGAACCATGAATAGCAGGAATTAATTCTAATTGAAAAAGTTCAATTATATTACTCGGATTAGATTTTTGTAATTCCGATACTGGTGTAGCCATTATTCAAATACTTGTTCAAAAGTTGTAGAAATTTTATTACGACCAGGTTGAAACATTTCTTTGCTATAACTTCTAGCAACCCATTTAAATGTAGTGACGCTATCAGGTGGTGACCAATCAAAAGATTCACCATCATCTATCCTGTCATTTATAAATGTTTCTACTTCAGTTGTACCTTCTTCATCCAAATTAAAAGTTAAATTCCATATTTTTGGATTTTGATTTAACCCAAAACTAATTCTTTTTTCATATCCATCATTAAAACGAGTAGATCTAACTCTAGGTGCATTACGTTTTGCTCCAGAAATTAAAGGTTGATAACTAGGAAAAATAGCCATTAGCGTGTACTAGATAAAAGTCCTCCAGGTCTAGATTCTTTAACAAGTTCTGCCTGTACAACAGATCCAATTATTCGACCTAACTGTGCGGCATCAGGTTCATCTCCTTCAGCAGAAGTACCTGACGCATCTACATTAACAACAACACTGGTACTACCGCCACCTCCTAGTTGATTATTAGGAACAATCGTTCCAGAAGATTTTGGTACGAATAATTCTGGGCCTTTTTCTCCTACTACATAAGGATTACCACCTGCAACTGGTCCACCATTAGCTTTAAATATATTACCTAAAAATCCAAATATACCTCCTCCCCCAAAAGATCCAAAGGCTTGATCTATTGCTAAATCTAAAAACTTATCAGCAACTTTATTAAGCATATCTGCAAGAGTAGAAGTTCCTTTAATAAGACCTTTAATTCCTTCTTTAATAGGACCTTCTAATGACTGTGCAAATTTATTTGTTTCATCATTTAGTTGTTTTGTTAAATCAATTGCATCTTTTCTTAACTTATTATGTTTTCCAAGTTCTATAGTATGTGCTAAAAATTCATCTTTTAATAACTTTTGTGTATCTAAATCTGCTTTAGTATTTATAGCCTTGCGTAAATCTTCTTCTGCTTGTAATGCTTTTTGTTCAAGAATTTTTTGTTCTTCGTCAAATGTTTGTTCTACTGTTGCTAAAGATTTTGCAAGTGCTGGATTCATTCCACCATTAATTAAATTATTTATTTTTTCATTTAATTCAAATTCTTTTCTTTTTTCTTCTACTAAAGTTTGAGATTTAGATGTAATTTCATCATTAGTCAAACTAATTTTATTTCTGATCGCAAAAATTTCTTTATCTCTTTTAAGCTCATTAATTTTACCTTGAGTACTAGGTTTCGCTTTCATACCTCTACTTGTCTTTCTAAAACCTGTCTCTTGTATTTCTGTTCCTCTATTTAATAAAGCCTGAGCTTCTTTATTACCACCAGCAGCAGCATCCGCAACAACCTGATTAATTTCAGCTTCTTTTAATTTTTGTTCGCCTGTAAGTAATTTGGCAACAAAGTCTACAACACCAGCAGCAAATGCTTGCAGTTTTAACAAAGCAGTGCCAAATATCGTACCTAATATTCTAGTTGTCTCTCCAAATTCTTGAATTTTTCGTACACCACTTTCTCCTATTCTATTTTCCATCATTTTCATTGCAGCATTAAAAGCTGCTGTCTTTCCTTGAGTTCGTTCAATTCGCTTTAATTGAGCCTCTTGAGCAGACCCCTGTAATCCCATTGCAACCGTTGCTGCTTGAGTGTCTTGTGTAAACGGCCCTAAAGCCTGTCCTAATTCAGAAATAGCAGTAACAGCTTGCTGAATTGTTTGAGCAATAGCAGTAGCAGCAATAGAACCAGCAAATCCACCACCTTTACCAAACAACTCTCCAATACCACCACCTAAACCACCAGCTAAAGCTGATATTGGCCCTCCACCAAATAACAAAGGAAAACCACCACCAATAAGAGCACTAGATCCTACTCTTCCCCGAACAGCACGATCTGCTGATGTTCTACCTCTTCTAAAACGTCTAAAATTAGCACCAAAACTTTCTGTTTTTGCTCTTCTTCTTTCTATACTTTCTAAACTTTTTAATTTTTGAGCAGCAGCAGTTCTACTTTTAGATAATGCAATTTCAGCTTTAGTAGTTTTTTCTATTTCAGACGCTCGTTTGCTAAATGCAGCAAAACCAGTTCTATTCATTGATCTTATTGTTGATCCTGCTCCGCTTGAAGGTAAAGCAGGCCCGATACTGCCACCTCTTCTTCCAAATGAACTACCAGCTACTTCTCCAAATTTAGGACTTACTGCTCTTTGTTTTTCAATCCCTAATAAAATTTTACTTTTAGCTATTTCTCTATCTTTTAATTGAATTTTTTTTGCAATATTATTTAAACTTTCATTTTGTGCCGCTCCTAAAGCCTCTTGTAAAAGTAATTCATCTTTTTTTTGTTGTTTTTGAATTGCAGCTTTTTCTCCAACAGTAGCTTGTCTAGGCCCAAAACCTCCTGCTCTTACAGCATTTAATAAACTATTTCTTCTTTCTAACTCATTATTTAAAAGACGTTCTGCATTAACTTGATTTTTTGCAGCATCAACTGCTGCTTTTGAACCTAAAACAGAAGATTGAAAAGCTTTTTTACTTTTTTCAAGTTCTGTTCTTAAATTTGCAACTATAGGTAAAGTCTGTTTTGTAGCACCACTAAGTCTTATAAATGCTGCATTTGCCTGATCTATTTGTGGTGCTAATTTATCAGCAGCTTTTGATAATGCGTCTAATTGTTTTGCACCTTTAACTGAGATTCGTATATCAGCTTGATAAGCCACAATAAAAGATACAAAATTTACCTTATTCTAGCTTATCTCCTTCGTTTTGCTTTTTCAAACTCTTTTTCCTGTTCTTCATTTAATATTTGAAAATATGCACTCCAACCAATAAGTTCTTGTATTGTCATACCTCTAACTTCAACCAAAGATTTACCTAATTCTTTTGCAACACCAAATTGCAACATCATAAGATTATCTCTTTTCAGTTGGTCAGCTAGTTCTTTGGGTCAGGTATTTCCTCTTCTGAATTAATAACAGCAAGCATTAAAGTTTGTAAATCACTATCTTTAACTTCGTTTTTTAATACATCTATTTCTCCTGCATTAAATAATTTTCTACCATTCTCATCCTGTGCTTTAGCAATAAGTAATTGTAAAGCAAAAGCATTTGCATCATCACTTTTAGCTTGTTTTTGTGCTCTTTCTCTTTCTGCCATTGTTAATGGACTTAC